TCTTCTCCGTTGACCAGTTGACTGGTCGTGCTACATTGGATGCTTCTGCGTTCAACCTTTCTGGTTTGACAGAATTGAGACTTGGTGCGATTGGTGGTCAGGTCGGTGAGGCGATCAACGAATTCTCATCTGATGAGACACTCGCTGGTAACTCAAACACTGCTTGTCCTACTGAATTTGCGGTTAAGGGATTCTTAACTCGTGCGAAGATGGGTACTAAGGCAATGACACCTCCTGTAGGTACAACTGGACAAAGACCTGGCGGTATCGACGATGAGTTCAACACTGGTGCGTTAAGATTCAACACAGATCTAGGTGCTCTTGAGTACTACAATGGATCTGCATGGATTCAGCCAGGTGTTGAGTCATACAGTACAGTTTCAAGTAGTACATCTGTTACAGCTGGTGGAAACTACTTCGTTAACACAACTGGTGGTGGTGTAACATTAACACTCCCTGCGTCTCCTGACTTAGGTGCTAAGGTTACATTCTATGATATTGCGAAGACATTTGATTCAAACGCATTGACAGTTTCTCGTAACGGAAAATTAATCCAAGGTGACGGTGCAAACCTAACTGTTAACACAGAGGGTGCTGCATTTAGTTTGGTATTCTCAGGTGACACATATGGTTGGAGAATCTTCTCCATCTAATATTTGATAATCTATATTATGATTTTTACTACACATTTCGGAATCGTAAATGGCCAACTATAGACAATATAGACAAATAAGAGCAGACCAGTTGCCTGATAGTGTTATCGATCAGACCAAGTTACAGTCTGGTGTGGCACCAAGGTATTGCGTAAAACACATTTACGGTCATCCTTGTTACTGCACTCCAGGCTGCTGTTGCGCTTGGACAGTTCCCTCTGGAGTTGAAAAGGTAACTTTTGAACTTTGGGGTGCTGGTGGTAATGGAAACGGTGCATGTTCTTGTAACAGATGTCACCACTTCCAAGGTGCCGCTGGAGGTGCATACAATACTAAAACAATATCTACAACAGCTGGTTGCGTTTATTCAGTTTGTGCTGGTGGAGTTTACAGATGTTGTTCAAGAGAATGTAATGGTTGCGAAGGATGTTCTTCCTACGTTAACGGTTACAACTTAAGTAACTTCTGCGCTATTGGTGGTGCAAGAGGTTGTGCAAACACTGACTGGTCAGTTGCTTGTACATCAAGACACTGGTGCTGTGTATCGCCTGGAACTTGGGGAGGAGACTTCGCAATGATAGGACACCAAGACGGTTTCTCAGGTCACTGGGACTGTCACTGTACTGGTGATGTTAATAACACATGTACTACTGGAGCTCCATTCTTGGTAGCGAGTACAGAAAACCAGTTGGATCAGTGTTGGATACGTTGTGGTTGTTGGACTGCTCCTTATGCAACAGGTGGAATGAGTGCCATGACTACATATTGTGGTAGTGGTCACTGCGGACAGGGCGGTCAAGGCGGCTCTGGAATGGTACGAATTACTTACGTTTAGGATAGTAAATGGCTAATTATTCATCATATAAGATAGTAAACGGAGATCAATTTGAGAGTGGGGCTGTAACGGCCGCCAAGTTTAGTGGTTCTCCCAACTCATCCTACGGTGTCAAGTGGTTCCACGGAACACCTTGTCGTTGTTCACCTGGCTGTTGTTGCCTCTGGTCTGTACCAAGTGATGTACAGAACATGTGGATTCAAATGTGGGGTGCTGGTGGTAATGGTACTGGTGCATGTTCATGTAACAGATGTCATCACTACGAAGCTGCTCAGGGTGGATACTATAACTCTAAAATGATAGAGACAAATGGTAATTGTCAATATACCGTTTGTGCTGCTGGTGTTTATCCATGTCTCTCTAGAGAGTGTTATGGATGCATGGGTTGTACTTCATATGTAAATGGATACAACTTATCGAACTTCTGTGCTATTGGTGGACAGAGAGGAAATGCCAACACAAGTTGGACTGAATCTTGTGCATCTGACAACGCATGTTGCAGACAGCCTGGACAAAATGGAGGAGACTTCGGATTTGGAAACCATACTTCTGCATGGTCAAACTCTAGACATGATACCTACAGAGGTTGGTGTCACTGTTATCATTATGGTCAATCTCCTACTTCTGCGCCTTTGATTGGAACTTATTCATCACAATCAATTCGAGAATGTTGGATTCGTTGTGGTTGCTGGATTGTTCCTTATGGTCACGGAGGACAAAACGCAATGACTACATACTGTGGAAACGGTCACTGTGGACAAGGCGGTACTGGTGGCGCTGGTCTTGTTAAAATTACATACTTCTAAGGGAAAGTAAATGGCTTCTTATTCAAGTTATAAACAAATTTCGAGTGATCAGGTGACTGCTGGAAGTGTACCAGGCAGTGCGATTGCAGCTGGTACTTTCTCGAACTGGTGTGTTAAATGGATTCACGGTGCTCCTAATCAGGTTTGCACTACTGGTTGTTGTTGTGCTTGGACTGTTCCAACTAACGTAACAAGAGTTACATGGGAAGTATGGGGTGCTGGAGGAAACGGACACGGAGAATGTAACTGTAACCGTTGCGGAAACTGGCACGCAGCTGGTGGAGGATATTACAATACAAAAACTCATAATACATCTGGTGGATGTGTATACACCGTTTGTGCTGGTGGAGTTTACAGATGTTGTTCAAGAGAATGTGTGGGATGTCAGGGATGTTCCTCTTATGTAAATGGATATAACCTTTCTAACTTCTGTGCCATAGGTGGTGCAAGAGGTTGTTACACTAACGCTTGGGGTGATCAGTGTAACGCACACTTTGAAAACTGTTGTTACGAACCTGGCTTCCATGGCGGAGAGTTCGCAATGGGCAACCACGCTGGTACATCATACAGACCTGGCGGTTTCAACTGTCACTGTTTCTTCAACAATGACGCTACTCCAACTGGAGCTCCATTCATCGGAACTTTAGGTGTTTCTTATGGTGTTAGACAGTGTTGGATACGTTGCGGTTGTTGGACTGTTCCATACGCACATGGCGGACAAGGAGGTATAACTTCATACTGTGGATCAGGTGCCTGTGGACAGGGTGGACAAGGTGGAGGAGGACTCGTTAAGATCACTTACGTCTAATCAAAACAAGAAAATTTTTCAAAAGAGGGTTATAGACCCTCTTTTTTTATAAATAGTGCCGAAGGAGTAAACCCGAATAAATCCGAAATGGCAACAAAAATTATTTCACAAGGTTGGCAACTAGCATTGCCCAACAGTTTTCTTGTAGACCACTCATTTAGTGATGGTAAACAAAGAGATCAAACATACGATGGCCCAGATAAGATCTATCTACAAATTGGTGCAGATGGAAAAGAAAAGTATGGCCCACTTACAGAAGATGACATCGCAGATGGTCGTCCAAAACCAGCTGACGTAGTTCAGTGGTACGAAGTAGACTGTGCTAGATCAAATATGCACACACTCATCTGTCAACTCAGAGGCCCAGTTATCGATGAAAAAGAGGAAAGTAGAGATGTTCCTCTAGATCAGGTAATTAATCATCCAGGCTCACCAGACATGACTGCTGATGGTTATGAAAGGTTTACATATAGTTCCGTCTTATTCCCAGATGATGTCTATAATTTTGAGAGTATTACAGTTACAAACCCAGGCTCTGCTGGCCCTGATGATATTTCAATCAGTGCATTTACAGCTAAAGAAAAGTTGAATGGTTCTGATAATGACAAGACTTGGGACATGGTTAGAGACCACAGAAATAAAGAGTTAGAAGCAAGTGACTCTCAAATCGCAGAAGACATGCCTGAAGACATGAAAACCAAACTTAAAACTTGGCGTCAACAGTTAAGAGATCTTCCAAACAAAATGGCTGCTGCTGGTGTTGAACCAAACATCGCAGATTTAATGTTCCCTCAGAACCCATTACATGTAGATCCTCCAACAGATCCTGCTGATGGTGATGCTAGTCTTACTCCAGCATGGAAACCACCTGGCCTATAAAACAAACTTTTATATATAAGTTAACTTAAGATCCTCTAGGGGATCTTTTTTATTATCTAAAACCATGTTTGAGGTAAATTCTGTAGATAATCCTTTCATTCAACGTTGTTATGATCATTGGAAATACAATGATTATGGTTACATTTATAGGAAAGTTTTTATTGTAGATGATTTCTACAAGAATCCAGATGAAATTAGAGACTATGCCCTGTCATGTGAAAGGAAAAATGACAAAAATTATTGTGGAGGTCTTGTAGGATCTAGAGTTGTAGAGGATAGGCAAGACATGATTGACAATCTTAAACCAGTATTCTCTAAATTATGTCAACATAAAGAGTGGAAAAATCTAGAATATGATGATGCTGAGTTTCAGGAGAAGTGGGACAATATGAAGTTCATGGTCAATCACACGACACATGATGATATAATGGAAAAATTTACCAATACTGTTTATTGTTTCACACATCACAAAGACAATATTGGATCTAAATGGGCTGCATTAGTATACTTAAACAAAGATGATGAGTGTGAAGGTGGTACACAGTTTTATAAATTTATCGAAGATCATGCTTATGGTAAGGATTACAACATTAAAAAAGACATAATGTTTACAAGTGAGATGAAATATAATAGAATGGTATTATACGAGGCACGACATACTCATGGCGCTGACTTAAGTAGGACAATGTATAAACAACATCCTCGTCTGGCACAGGTATTTTTTATGTGACTATATAGTACAGGAATTATGAAAACTATGAGATCGAAAGCGTTTTTTGTTAATGGTGGGGCAGGCAGAGTTATAAGTTCAATCCCTGCATTTGAGAAATATGCAGAGAACCATGACGACTTCATCATTGTGTGTGAGGGTGGTACAGACTTCTTCAAAGGACATCCAACACTAGATGGTAAGGTATATGATCATTGGCATAAAAATCTTTTTCAAGAACATATAAAACAAAGAGACTGCGAGAGTCCAGAACCATATAGAATATGGCATTATTATAATCAAAAATGTAATTTGTCACAGGCATATGACATGGCAATCAATGGTTTAGATGAACCTAGAGAATTGCCTGCTCCTAGATTAGAACTCAATAAGATGGAGGTTATTGCTGGATATAATATTGTAGAAGAAGTAAAATCAGTAACTAAAAAAGATAAAGTTGTAGTAGTTCAACCCTTCGGTAGATCTATTGAACAGGTCGGTGAATTTATGGCAGATCCTACCTCTAGGAGTATGTCTTTGGTAGCAGTTTGTGATGTTGTAAACCAACTCAAAAAAGATTATGCAGTAATTATAATGAGTGAATTTCATTTCCCACTTGAGGAAAATGAAAATAATGCTAAACATCAAGTAGCAAGACCACAAATTAGTGATATGAGAATATGGTCTGCTGTGATAGACGTTGCAGATCATTTCTTAGGATGTGATAGTATGGGTCAACATATTGCAAGAGCTCTTAACAAGACTGCCACCGTAGTTGTTGGTTCCACATATCCAGAAAATATCAGTTATCCTGGCCATAAAGACTTTGATATAATTGATGCTGGAAATGGTCGCAGAGAATATGCACCAATCAGAATTACTATGGATGAAAGAGTTGATCGTTTCAATGATCAGGCTATGGAGTTGAGTAAAGATCAGATCAAACAAGTAGTAGATTCTTGCAAGAAAAGATTAGGTAAATCAAGAGCATACACTGGCACATATGTTCCTCCACAACAACAGGAACAATCTTGTTCTACACAACAACCTAAACAGGATGCATTTCAGATGGCTGGTGGACAACAAATGGCTCCAACCGAATCAACAATACCATTCTCAGGAGCTCCTAAACCCAGTTTTACTTTAAATAAACCAAAACAAAAACCTAGTAATAAAGGATTCAAACAAGAGATAAAAAATCTGTTAAAATCAGATAAACAGGCATTAAAAATAGAAGAAAAATAATGACTCAATGGATTGCTGCAATAGCTAGAGGTCATAACTCTGGTATTTGCTTACTAAAAGATGGTGAACTTGTTCTCTCCATAGAAGAAGAAAGACTATCAAGAAAAAAATATGATGGAGGCCCACTAGCCTCTATGGTTAAGATATTGGAATATACCAATACCTTAGACTATCTCGTAATTGCACATACACAACCATTAGATCAAGCTGGTTCAATAGACTTTACTGGCGAGAATATGTACACAGGTCTAGCAAGAAAGTTAGGTTTGATTGACAGAAAGGCAGATCTCTACAAACACCCACAGGTGATTGATATGAGTCACATGCATCATAAACTCCATTCATCTTGTGCTTTCTTTAGGTCAGGATTTAAGAGTGCAGTTTCTGTTATTGTAGATGGTGCTGGAACATTTATACCAATGCACATTGAAGGAGAGGATGTTATAACATGGGAATTGGAAACTATAATAGATTGTGCTTATCCTGATAAATTTACTACCCTATACAAACATCAAGGAGGTAGAGGGCCATGGGCTTCTGTTAAGATACCAAACTTTAGTTCTTCGTATTATGAAGAAGAGGATGGGACTCATGAATTAATTTTAGATGAGTCTGCTGGTATTGTAAAAGCATATGAGGCAGTCACTCAGTATTGCGGATGGGCTCCTATTGAGGCTGGTAAGACTATGGGACTTTTCCCATATGGCAGTCAAAATTTAAACATACCAGACATCTATACAAATTATGATGGTATGAGTGACTGGACAACTGCGAATAGAGATTTAATTGTTCCCACTTATCCTAATGGTGCAGTAGTGAATCAAGGTAGATTCAAGGAACTTAAAAATCCTTCTGACATGACACCCGAAACTGACTTAACTAAACTCAAAAGTCGTAGAGACTTGGCATATGCCATTCAAACTGAGTCAGAACAAATGGTTTTAGATTTGATTCGTAAGGCAGTTGATATGAGTGGTAATAAAAATGTAGTCTTATCTGGTGGATATGGATTAAACTGTGTTGCAAACTATTGGTATCTTGAACAACTAAAAGACGAAGGTATCAACCTATTTGTAGAACCAGTAAGTAATGATGCTGGTACAGCTATTGGTGCAGCATATTTACAGTATCAAAGAGTAAGTAAAAGTAAGGAGGTCAAACCAATGATTACTGATTTATATTATGGGCCTAAGTATGAATATGATAAAGAGTATATTGCAAATTTAGCAACTTACTATGATGCGACTAGAATATTTGAAGCTGACCATGAAGATGCAGTAGACCTTATAATCAATAAAAACATTGTTGCAATGTTCCAAGGTAGATCTGAAGCAGGCCCTCGTGCATTGGGTAATAGATCTATCATGTATGATCCTAGAGATCCAAAAGGAAAAGATCATGTCAATACTATCAAACGTCGTGAATATTTCAGACCTTTTGCTGGATCAATATTGAAAGAACATGTCCATGATTGGTTTGATCTTCGTGGTATGGATGATACTCCATTTATGATGTATGCTGTTAGGTGTCAGGACGGAATCAAAGAAAAGATTCCAGCAATCATTCACGTTGATGATACATGTAGAATTCAAACAGTTACAGAAGATGTTAATCCTCATTACTATAATTTAATCAAAAAGTTTTATGAGAAAACAGAATGTCCTATAATATTCAACACATCATTTAATCTAGGAGGAGAACCTCTTGTAGAGACCCTAGACGACGCTCTAAGGACTCTTGCAAATAGTTTGATAGAATACCTCTATTTGCCTGAATACGGTCTTATGATCGAAGTGAAGAACTGATGGAGACAGTTGGCGTAAATGTAACCCATGACGCTTCTTTCTGTCGGTGTGTGAATGGTGAAATAGATGTATTTTTAGAAGAAGAACGTCTTAGTAGAAAGAAACATGATAATATGCCAGTAAAAACTGTGATGGAATTACAAGAAAATAATTTTGCTGGTGTTACTGGATTGGAATATCACGATTATTCTTTGAGAGACACTTGCAATTTCTTTGATGTTATCTTCAGAAAAAAGATACCAGACCACGATTATCGAACTTACAATCAACATCACTATCTACATGCATGTTGTGGTTTCTATAATTCTGGATTTGAAGAAGCAGATGTAGTTGTAGTAGATGGATTAGGTAATTTTTTTGATGAAGAGAACCATGAATGTGCTACAAGATGGCATATTAAAAAACCAACTGAAATTAAATTACTAGAAAGACAAGGAGCATCCAGATTCGGAACAAAAATAGATAGACATGGTTACTGGCCTATGGGTGTAGGTATGGCATACGCATCTATATCAAACTATCTTGGATTCGGACAATTAGGATCGGGTAAAGTTATGGGTCTAGCACCATATGGGAAAGAAGATCCAAACATAAAACCTTTTGTAGTAGATGGTAGAGTCAACTCTAAATTATTTTACAGAACAAAATATAGTGCCAACTTTATTCCATATGATTATCTTCCAGAAGAAGTCAATATAAAGGATCAAAGGTTTATGAATCTTGCCTATAGACTTCAAAAAGATTTTGAAAAATGGATGATAGATTTTATTTTAAAATGTGAATCAAAAAATATAGTATTGACTGGTGGGTGTGCTTTGAACTGTGTTGCAAATTATGAATACTTGAAACATTTACCAAAAGATGTTAAACTGTATATCGAACCAGTAAGTAGTGATGCAGGCACATCTATAGGTCTAGCTAAATACATGTATTATTCTCAACTATGAAAGAAGTTAAAAAAATAGTTATAGTTGGTGGTGGTAGTGCTGGTTGGATAACCGCATCTTGGTTTAGTAGAAGATGGGGAGCCAAGATGGATGTAACCATCATCGATAAGTATAAACCAGAAAGAGTTGGTGTTGGAGAAGCGACACTCCTAAGTTTCCCAGGCGTAATGGAAATGATGGGATTCAAAGTTGAAGATTGGATCAATAGAATTGACGCAACATTTAAAGCTGGTATATTATTTCCAGGCTGGGGAAGAGAAGATAAAGTTATTTGGCACCCATTTGGATTTACTAGTATTGGTGATAAGAAAGTTCCAATGTATGATATTTGGACTAATTACCAAAATGATTATGATATAAAAGACATATCTCCTCTGTATAGTTCTGCAATGAATAACTCTATAGAAGTAGATTTTATAAAAGATACTTATGCCTATCAGATAGATTGTGGAAAATTAGTTACATTTTTACATGACAACTGTAATCAAATATGTAATTATATTCAATCAGATGTCAAGACAGTAGTAAAAGTAGAAGACAACGTTGAGAAGATAATTTTAGAAGATGGATCTGAAATAACGGCAGATATATTTGTAGACTGCACTGGTTGGAATCAACTACTAATTGGTAAAGATAATAATGTAGATTTGAGTGACAGACTATTCATAGATGCTGCACTTGCTGGTAGAGTCAAGTATGAAGATCCAGACAAAGAAATGCACCCTTACACAGATTGTCAGGCCATGGAACATGGTTGGAGATGGCGAATACCAACAAGATCTAGGATAGGGACAGGGTATTGTTTCAACAAAAATATAACAAGCCCAGATGAGGTAGCAAAACAATTTTCAGAACACTGGAATGGTAGAATCAAACCAGAAGATATGAGGTTGTTGGATTGGAAACCACAGATGCTTGATAAGTTTTGGAAAGGTAATGTAGTTTCTATAGGATTGAGTGCTGGATTCATAGAACCATTAGAAAGCACTGGTCTTGCGATGATGATAAGAGGTTGTCAATATTTGGAAGAGTCATTATATGGATGCATTTATAATCCAACATTTGAACCCGATATTTACAATATTAGAATGAAAGCATCATTTGAAACTGCTGTAGATTATGTAAATATGCATTATTCTTACTGTGAAAGGAAAGGTAAGTTCTGGGATTATGTAAGATTATGTCATGAAAAATCAGGTATGCAAATACTGATGGAAAATCAAATACAAGATTCAAATCGTGATACATTACAGACCGATAAAATTAGTTCTTTCTTTGGAGGCACTAACTGGCATATATGGTTGTTACAGTTGATGCCTGAAGTTAATAAGAAAACATATTGGTATCCTGACACAGTAGATCTCATGGATAGATTTAAGAACTATCTTAAAACGCTAGATAGTAACATACAGGAGGCAACACCACAGAAAATATTATTGAAGGAGATGTTCAGTAAGAATGGATAAAAAAATAGTATGGTGTAACGGAACATTTGATATCCTACACCCAGGCCATATAGAATTATTTAAAGTGGGAAAGTCTCTAGGAGATAAACTCATAGTAGCAACAGATACAGATGAAAAGATACGTCAAGATAAAGGTGCGTCTAAGCCCGTCAACAATCTATGTGACAGAATTTCTATGTTACAAGCGATAAAGTATATCGATGAAGTATTGTATTTTGATACAAGAAAAGAACTAGAGGGGTTGATAAAACTCTATTCACCTGATATACTATTGTTGGGTGATGACTGGCAAGGAGGAGATGTGGTAGGTGTGGAAGATGCCAAAGAAGTTAGATTCTTGCCAAGATTGAATTACTCAACATCACATATTATTACTAAGATTCGTGGCTCAGCATAGTGTAATTGTTATTGGTGATAAGTGTACAGACAAGTATGTCTACGGTGAGACCACTAGGCTCAGTCCAGAACAACCAGTTCCAGTATTAGATAAAACAAAAATAGAAGAGAAACCAGGCATGGCTGCCAACACTGAGATGAATCTCAAAGCATTTGGTGTCAATACGGTATTACTTTCTCAGAGAGAAGAAATAATAAAAACCAGATTCGTAGATTCTAATAGTGGATATCAGTTGATGAGATTGGATGAAACTCCAAAGGTGAGTAGAATTGCCAATGCAGAACTGAAAATGGCTTTCATGCATATGAACCCTGATGCTATTGTTGTTTCAGACTATGACAAAGGATATCTTTCAGAGGATGATCTTTGGATAATATGTAACAATATTAACAGACCAGTGTTTGTGGATACAAAGAAGCGTCGCCTTTTTCAAAAAGATAATGTATACTGGAAAATAAACAAGAAAGAACACGATGAACTTGTACAAGAAAACATTCCTGACCTTCGCAATCTTATCGTTACTCTTGGGTCTGGTGGGGCAACTTGGAATGGCATGATATATAAACCACAGCCCGTCAAAGTTTTTGATGTATGTGGTGCTGGTGACACATTTCTTGCAGCGTTAGTTTATAAATTCTTAGAGACAAGAAGTATGGAAAATGCAATCAATTACGCAAATAAAGCTGCAGCAATATCTGTCACACACCCTGGCGCATACCGATTAAGTAAACAGGATATAATCTCAATAGGAGAGGAAAATGAAAGTTAGTTCAAAAGATTTAATGCATCATAGATTACAAGCATGGTTAAGAGAACATACATGTGAGGACATCGCCTACATTGGTGTAAAGAAAGATCATACTGGTGAAGAAAAACATTTTTACAAAATTGGAGAACATGAGGTTCCACATGATGCTATCGAATCACTTGAAATGGAAGAAGTAGAGGAAGAATGAGATACTGTGTAGATATTGATGGGACTATCTGTAGTCCAACTGTAGGTAGGGATTACCACAAAGCAATGCCATGGTGGGATCGGATTGCTACGATAAATAAGTTGTATGATGAAGGTCATTATATCACTTACTTTACCGCAAGAGGTATGGGTCGATTTGGTGATGATCCAGATGCAAGTACAAAGGCATCTGTTCTATTATTTGATCTTACAGAACAACAACTTAAAGATTGGGGATGCAAATATCATTCATTGATATTGGGTAAACCACATGCTGATTTCTTTATTGATGACAAGGGAGTGAATTCTGATGACTTCTTTAGGGCCAAGTAGAAGACCTCGTAATGCTCGTGCAGCGGAACCAGTAAAGTTTGTTCCAAAGGGATGGGGATATGAAAAATGGATCGCAAACTGTGAAAAGTATTGCGGTAAACTTTTGTTCATTGCAAAAGACAAACAGTGTTCATGGCACTTTCATAAATTAAAAGACGAAGTATTTTTTGTACAGAGTGGGAAGATAAAGTTATATCATAGTTGGGATACAGATATAGAGAAAGCAGATATAACTATTTTGAGAAGAGGTGATAAGTTTCATGTGCCTATAGGTCTGAAACATCGTATGTTTGCATTAGAAGATACTGAACTATTTGAGTTTAGTACAGAACATATGGATTCAGATTCACATCGAATATTGCCTGGAGATCTGTTATGAATACAGATGATCTAATTAAGGTTTATAACGTATTATCAAAAGAAGAATGTGAGGATATTATAGAGTGGTTCTGGGAAGAAGAGGATAGACATGTTGATGGTGCTGT